AATAATTCTGTATTTACTGGGAACTGAACGATTGTCGCTTTTTCTACCTCTTTTTGTTTTTCTTTTGTTAGTTGTAAATTTTCCTTTGTTGAATTAATTATTACATTATCTTTTTCTAAAATGATATTATCTTTTTGTTCCAGTTGCAATCTTAATTCATCTCCTTCTTCTTCAATAATCTCTTGCATTATTTCTTCCATTTTCATATAATATTCGTGAATTTCACTTGCCTTTTTAGTTTGAGATTTAAGACATAATGACTTAAAACATTTAATATTTAACATTATTGTTTGTTTATTTTGTCCTCCATTTTGCTTAATAATGGGTATATTTTTATTTTCAAACATAGCACCGCCAACTTGAGGAGTTGCTAAAACCGCTACTGAGGTCTCAGTAGCGGTATTTTTATAATCAATATTAATGATAAAATTCCTTTCTAATACACATTTAGCATTAGATTTATTCGCAAATCCCAACCATTTCCATACATTATCCAAATCAATGACAAAATCCATTGTTTTGTCATAGTTTAAATAGCAATAAAAACTGGATAAAAAAACTTGCTGTTCGAAACTGTTAAAACTTGATTTCATTTTACTCAATAATTTGCCATTGTATGTTTTTGACAACTTGGTAATAGGGTTATTTTCAATTAGTTCAACGATATTTAACTCTTGCATTTACTATACTATATAATAGTGTATTGTCTTTAAGTCAATTAGCGCTTATAATATTAAAAGCGGTTATATTAAAAGCGCTTAAAAACTAAATCAATATTAAAACACCAAAAATAACATTATCATATTTTACCTAAAAATAATACTGCATTTATGTCTCTTAAAACATTAGATAAATCAAATAAACTTTCGTTTGGATTATATCTTATAAATTTATTTCCAAATGACGATATATAATCTTCTCGTATTTTTTCTTGAAGTGGATTTCTATCAATATGGTTATTTTCATCACATTCTATAACTAATTTATAGTCAATAAAATACAAATCAACTCTATATTTGCCAATACTGTGTTGTCTTTTTATATTTATTATATTACTATAAGCGTTTTCAATAAACCCTATAGTTTGGGTTTCAATACACATACCAATATTGATATGTTTAACATTATCACTAACGTCAACAATGTATCTATTTCGTAAATTATATGAGTTCTGTAATAATTCAAATGCTTTTTCAGTAAGCATAAATGTGATTTTATTTTGCCCACCATGCTGTTTAATAATCGGTAAATCAGTTCGTTTGGCAGGCGTTAATTTATTTTTAACATAATGTATGTTTTCTTTAAAGTTTTTTATTAAATAGGTTGTTAAGTTGGCTTTTACTGATAAATGCGCCAATTCATCTAAATTTCGTGTAAATTCAGTCATATTGTGTTGGTTGATATATTGATTTTAAATATATTACATTTTAAATCAATTTTTATTTTAGTTCCCTTTTATAATTAAAAGCGATTACATAATTAAATAACGCAGGTCGTCCTTAATGATAAGCGATGTTATAATTAAAAGCACTTTTTACCATTTACTTTTTTTTACTTCAATTTTTGGACCCTGTCCGCGTTTTTTCACATTATTAGGATCATATTGTTCCTCGTCGTCGTCGTCGTTTATATGTTTTGATAAATCCCAGAACTCTTTTGAGCCTAATCTGAAGTCGTTATGGTCGTCTGCCTTATACCAAAACACTTGGTCCTGTAATTTGTTTGATTTTGAGTTATTATTTATAACCAAACATTCATAATTTTCAGTACACTGGTCCATCACCTGACAAAACGATTCAAATGTTGGAAACATACCAGCATAATTTTCATAAATACGCTTTCTATTTGCGATATAAGGTTCTCTCAAAATAAACACGTAATCGATGTTAGTTCTAAGGGTTGGAGGAACGCCTAACGGATATTGCATTGTGATCACTAACATGACCTTCCAATGCCTACCGTTCATAAACAATAATCTCATCATTTTATCCCGAGACCATGCATTGTCATATAAACAGTCATCCAAAATAACAAATGTTCGGGGGTCAATATTACTGCGTTTAAATTGCTCCATTTCCTTTTTAATTTGTTTCAATACGCCGCGCTGGCGTTTTAAAATATTCTCAATAATCGCGGTGTTATATTCATTATGTATAAACAATTTCGGAACAAGCTTACCATAAAAACCGTTGCCTTCTTCAGTTCCTGCAATAACAGTGCCGATTGGTATATCTTGATGATAAAAAAGTAAATCTCTTACTAAAAAAGATTTTCCAGTGTCACGACGCCCAATTAATACAACAACGGGACCTTTAGACTCATTAGGTTTAAAACTAATACTTTTCATATCAAATCTTTTTAATTCAAGGTTCATTTTATATAACATATAAAAATATAATGTTTATTTTAACGTAATAATTAATAATATTTCCTAAATATTAAGGATTATCTAAATAATAAGTTAAATATAATTATAAATTATATTTTAATTAGCTAATGACAATTTCGGTAAACTACCAGAAAAGAAAGAATACAATACTTTTTAATAAGTTACAAACTATTAACAACATTAAACTAACAAACATTCAAAACTATATTCCAATTTATGATAGATTTTTTTCATTAAATAATACCAACTGGAATTCTATTAATTTAAACCATACATGGTATATTTCAGACATTAAAGAATCTAAGATTAAAGACGGAGAAGAACATAGTTTTACTTGTAAACGCGAACATATTAATGAAAATAAAATACTAACCACTAATAATCAAAAGGTTTTTATTAAGATGGCTCCTTTATTGGACCCATTTAAATATATTGTTGGTAAGTATAACCATAATGACCCACAATTGTTTAATCTGCCATCATTTGATAAATCTATTAAAGTTCATCCTAAAATGAACGACCCAAATAATTCATCATTTATTGATGGGTTTTTCTCATTTTTAACCAGTAAAGTTTTACACGAACATAAGTTTATTCACGGGCTTGATTATTATGGCTCGTTTTTAGCTATTAAAAATAATTATAAGGTTAATATCATAGATGACATTGATTATTTGATATCATCTGATTTTTTTATAAAACAAAAAAATATTTTATTTAAAGTGGACGATTATTCCCATTTAATTACACCCGAAGCAAAAAAACATTTACAACCATTAAAATTTTTATCAAGTTTAAAATCTGTTATGTCTGTTAATTCGATTGATGGCACCATGTTTGAAAATATTTTCGAAACATCGTTACCTTTGGATGAAACAAATAATTCAATATCACTTGGCGATATGAAAAACATGGGTGTTAATTTAGTTGATATTACAAATTCAATCAAGTTTGATGCAACTAATCAAATAAACACCGAAACGTTAAAATCCGGTTCAACCTGTTCTTCTAGAACATCGCACACCAATGATAATGATTTAAGTGAATCCGACGACGACGCAAGTGATAATGAAGATACATCTGATGTTTCAAAATTAAGTGAATCCGATAGAGAAGCAGATAATATTAATACAACAATAACTCGTTGTGAAAGTGTTAGTAGTATAGGTTCAAACTTAGAATTAACTGATGAAAACGATGATTTGTCGGACGATGATAGTACATCGAGCGTTGAAGAAGAAACATTGTTTCTTACATTTCCACAATTTCCCGTGCAAGTTATTTGTATGGAACAATGTGAAAATACATTTGACGACTTGATTATAAATGGAGACTTAACAGACGACGAATGGTTTTCGGCATTAATGCAAATTATTATGGTTCTTATTACTTATCAAAAAATGTTTTCGTTTACACATAACGATCTCCATACGAATAACATTATGTACGTTTCAACTAACATAAAATTTTTATATTATATTTATAAAAAAAAGACATACAAGGTACCAACCTTTGGTAAAATTTATAAAATCATTGACTTTGGCCGTGCTATTTATAAGCTGAAAGGCAATTTGTTTTGTAGTGATAGTTTTCAACAGGGTGGTGATGCAGCTACACAATATAATACTGAACCGTTTTTTAATGAGAAAAAACCGTGTTTAGAGCCTAACTTTAGTTTTGATCTTTGTCGCCTTGCTTGTTCAATTTTCGATTACGTTGTTGAGGATTTTGATGTAATAAAAAATATTAGTGAATGTTCGCCATTAGTTCAACTTATTGTTGAATGGTGTATTGATGATAATGGTATTAATGTGCTATACAAAAATAATGGGGTTGAAAGATATCCAGATTTTAAGTTGTATAAAATGATAGCGCGACACGTGCATAAACATACCCCTATAGCTCAACTTGAACGCAAAGAATTTTGTAAATTTATTATATCTAATAAGAATATTCCAAAAACGGAACAAATAATAAATATTGATGAATTACCGTGTTATTGCTAAAATTAAATCTAAATAATGTTTATAATTGTATAATTATAATAAAACCATAATATATTATGAATAAATATGGTTTTATAATTACTAGACATGTTAATTCAGACGAAACTAACAAATATTGGAATCAAAGCGTTAAACTTATAAGAACTTTTTATCCATTTAGACAAATTGTAATAATTGATGATAATAGTAACCAAGACTTTATTAAAGAAGACCATCAATATCAAAATTTAACCATAATACAATCAGAATATCCTGGAAGAGGCGAACTTCTTCCGTATATTTATTATTTAAAATATAAATGGTTTTCTAATGCTGTTATTATTCATGATAGTTTGTTTATTCATAAAAAAATAAAATTTGAAAACTTTAATGCTCCGGTTTTACCGTTATGGCATCATATTTACGATAAAGATAATTTAAATAATTTATTAAGAATCGCGCATGTATTGAATAATAATTATAATATTGTTAATACTTTAAAACGTGTTGACGCTGTTCTTGCTTTTAAACCTAAGTATAACGATCTGTTATGTTTTGGTTGTCAAAGTTATATTAATTTAAAATTTTTAGAATTATTGGAAAATAAATATAAAATAACTAACTTGGTTAATGTCATACACAATCGCACAGACCGTTGTGCTTTAGAACGAATTATTGGTTTATTATTTTGTGAAGAATATTTTAATCTTAAAAAAATAAAATCGTTATTTGGAGATATATCTACAAAAAAACGAGCATTTAACTATACATATACCGATTAT